AGTCACGATAACTTCCGCCGGAAGATGGCGTGGCCGTTCGACATATCATACCTGTGTTTAACCCCAACCCTAGCCCTAATCTATTTTAGTGATGATGACGTCATTCTACTTCCGGTGACGTGTTTCCGGTTCCGGTTGTGATGTCAGTTCCGGTGACACAATTCCGGTTCCGGTTGCGTAGTTCCGCTTCCGCCGGAAGATGGCGTGGCCGGAAGATGAGCTGGCCTTGTAGACCACACCTACCTCGCCTATAAGAATCAGTGTCAGTTCCTCTTGTACCTCTTTCGCCGTTCACCGAGGTAGAGAGATGGAGGCGTCCTGTTTCACCGCGGTTCTGCACGTGCCTAAGAGTCTCTGTGAGTCTGCTGCTGTACTCTTTGAGTACCCGGCTGATATTTTGACTAGTGTTCCAGATGTAATTGAGGACTGGCCAGTTAGTGATCTCCAAAGTGCTTCCGAGTACTTTGATATAGGGGTAAATCTGGGCAGAATTATTTACAGGGAGCTACTGGAATCATTTGCCATGATTCTTCCACAGCATCGTAGCCCCAAGCTTTTTTTGCAGCTTGAACCCTCATCATCTGAGGAGAAAGCCTTTCATTACCACCTCGTAGCCGAGCAGGGTAATGTATCCGGGAGGGAATTTAGCAACTGGTTGAAGAGATGGGCAACATTCCTAACTCGCCACATGGCACCGGGCCATAGTTGGAGCATTTTGTGGGATATCAGGGAGACTAGACAAGGGAGACTGTATCAGTGCGACCTGACCTTTGTTTTAAGATATCTATTGCCTAAAGTACCAGTAGAGCATGTCTGGTATGCTTGGACTAACATGGACAGATTTGAGGCTGCAGCCCTAAGTGTTCCGGCACGCGTCCGGTGTCTCTCAGAGGGTGGAGCTATTGCTCTCCCGTTCACCGGAGGGAGCGGAGAAGCCTCCGGTAGCCCCAGTGCCCCTACCATGGCTGGTAAAGGTACGGAGCGTTTTTTAAACCTCATTGACTGGCTCGTGGAGGAGGGCATAGCCACCGAACGACGGTGGTTGGCCACGGATAAGAAAAGTTATCGCTCTTTTCTTGGATCAAGCGGTGGGGTGCTGCAGGCGCGTAACGCGCTGCAGGTAGCTCGAAGAGAAATGGTTCTCGCCCGGCCATTACTTGGATACCTTCGCCGAGGTGGCAGTGATATTGCATCAGATAATAAGGTGACAGAGCTTTTTCGTATTAATGGGTATGATCCTGAAGATGCCGCGTGGTACTTTGCAGCCTGGGCCGCGGGCGCGTGGGCGAAACGACGCGCTATGTGGTTGTGGGGTCCTGCTAGTACAGGAAAAACCCTCCTCGCAGCAGCTATAGCAGCGGTAGCTCCTTCTTATGGCTGCGTGAATTGGACCAATCAGAACTTTCCATTCAATGACTGTCACTGCCAGTCGCTGGTGTGGTGGGAGGAAGGGAGGATGACTGAAAATATTGTGGAGGTGGCAAAAGCAATCTTAGGTGGAGCGCCTGTACGGTTGGATGTGAAGAACAAGGGTTCAGAGGATTTTATACCTACCTGTGTCATAATTACCAGCAACGGCGATCTAACAGTCACAGTGGATGGGCCGGTAGTCAGTACCGCCCATCAGGAAGCCCTACAGACAAGAATAACTATGTTCCAGTTTCAGCGGTTAGTGCCACCTGGCCTAGCTCCGTTGCCAGAAAGAGATCTGAGAGACTTTTTTGCATGGGGTGCTCAGCTACTCGAGTCTAAGGGAGCCCCACCCGAACAGTTTCGAGTGCCTCGCAGGAGTGATAAGCCACGCCTGAGCGAGATCATCCGATCTCCCCGTCTGCCAATTGCTGCAGAGGACAGGCCCACGTGGTCTAGTGAAGACGAGTGGTTTACTCCGAATAGGGAGCGCCCCAACACTCCGGAGGTTCCGGCAGCCGATGAGTCCACGGACGTGTCTGTTTCCGAGCTGGTGTCGCTGCCGTTTCCTGATCTGGACGAGTCCGAAAGGTATCAGCGCGATTTCCCGCTTGATGTGGATGCTGCCTGGCTGGATGTCTTTGTGGATTGGGCAGAGAATCTGAATCTGCGAGCCCCCGGGGCTCCACGAGCTGGAAGTCTTTACCGGTACCACCAATGGTTGTCTGAACCTTGGAGGTACCGTCAGACTCTAAGCCGCACTGAGGGCTACGTTCGTTCTCGGATGCACGACTGGTTTAATTGGTGAATATACTGAAATCAAGTAAGTGACTTTCTTTTGTCTTTTCTTTATTTTATCCTTGTCTGTTTATTAGGGCTCCAACGGAAGAAGGCGTTGGATCCCGTGCTGAACAAGTGGAGTGACACGTGTCCTTCTCCATTTTTTTGCAGGTAAGAAATCATGACAGCCGCTGACGCCTTTAAGCCGGGGCAACCTTACCCCCTCGATACCCTCATGGAGAAATTGACTCCGGATGTTGGCCCCGAGCCATCATCATGGAGTAGACGTATGGGTGGGGGTTACCTGGCCTCTTTAGGTACCGGGCTAGTATTTAAACAAGCCTTCTCCCATGTGGATAAATTTATCAGAAAACTACCTGCCAAAGTATATCCAGTGAAACAATTTGCGCAGCAATTGATGAACTACTGGCGGAAGTCAACTGATATCAAAACTATTGGGAGATTTTTCATGGACCTGGTCAGACTTCTTATATTAGTTGCTCCCGAACCTGCCAAGGCCAAATTGAGGCAGTCTGCGCTTAACTTAGGTGATTTTCACCGGCCGCCTAACCCGGCCGTGTTGTTGGATTTACACAAATTTGCTAAGGATGCCGTGGTGCCTTCTGCGGAGGATATTAAAATTTTCTTTGAGGAGAGTGTCTCTCCTTGGTCTGAGGAAGACAAAAAAATTTTGAAACAGATTGAAGGGCAGTTCCAGGAAATATTCCATCCACCCACAGATACGGAGGATGGAGCCGATAGCTACGGTGGCAACAGTGATCAAGGAACTGGTTCCCTTAGTGAACCAGACCTTGAACGCCCTCCCGAGCGCCCCGGAATCTTGGTCCCCGGGTACAATTATGTTGGTCCTGGTAATCCTTTGGATAATGCTCCCGCTAAGGGACCAGTGGATGAAGCAGCGAAACACCACGATGAACGGTACGATGAAATGCTTCGCCATGGTGATTTGCCATACATCCATGGGAGAGGGGCTGATAGGTTGATGAATAAGGAGATAGAGAGGGCGGAGCAGGAGGGTAAAATTGATAACCCTGTGGATGCATTGGTGGGTAATGCCATCCGGGGTATCTGGGAGGCAAAGGAGACTCTTGGGGATATTGCAGATGTTCAATTATCACAGGTTTTACCGCCCGACCCGCCTACCAGCCAAGTGCTTCCGGGCTCTTCAGAAGACGCCCCCAGCCCGAAGAGACAGAGGGCTGGTACCCCTGATTCTGTTCCTACGCCTGGCAACCCATCCCCTGCGCCACTTGCTGATCCTGCTACAATCATGGCTGCGCCGGTAACGGGCGCCACCGGTGGGGGTGTCAAAGTTAAAGCTCAATGGTTGGGGGGCACTCATTTCTCTGATAATACCATCGTCACTTCTCATACCAGGACTTCTATGCTGGCTGACCGGGGCGGATACGTCCCGGTGTACCGCAGTGGGAGCCACGTTTCAGACCGGCAGCCTGTTATGGGTATGCGGACTCCATACAGTTATATAGATGTAAATGCTATATCCGCTCACCTTACGCCGAGGGATTTCCAGCAGCTGCTTGATGAGTACGAGGAGATTAGGCCTAAAAAGCTTGTGATTGGCATATCGGGGATTGTCATCAAAGATGTATCTGTCACAACCACCGGCACTACAGTCTCTGATAGTGCCTCTGGGGGGATTACTGTATTCAGTGATGATGCCTATGACTACCCATATGTCCTGGGACATAACCAAGACACACTCCCCGGGCATTTGCCCGGGGAGAATTATGTTCTTCCTCAATATGGTTATCTGACTCGAGGGCGAGAGTTTGATAAGGGAACCGATATTGTGGGAATTGCTGACCATAGGTCAGAACTGTACTTTTTAGAACATCATGATGCAGAGTGTCTGGGGTCCGGTGATACATGGTCTCATGCTTATGAGTTTCCCAGCGACTTGCCTTTTCGGCGTTTAACCACGCCAAATCAAAGTCTGTACGCCCGGCATAATCCCATTCCTCCGTCGCGGTTAGCGATCATGACAGGGGTAGACAATTCTGGAGTTCCTAAATGGAAAAGGCCAGCCGGCGAGGACGTTGGGAAACATCCTCTTAACTATGTCCCTGGGCCGTCTGTTATGATGCCCACCGACTCCCAGATTAGAAATACTGATTTCAGAGTTCCCCTCGCTATTGGTAACCCAGTTACGGGGGACCGCTACAGTGTCGGTCCCCTGGTACATCAACCCTGGAGTATCCGCACGGAGGAGGGTAAATCTCCACCGAACAATTTTGCTGTTCACTCTTACCTCGGCGGCGTAGCGTATACCCGCCGCCGTCACGAGGAAAGTTATACCGGCCATACAGAGGAAATGGACGGGTCTGTTACCAACCCGTCTCGAGTAGTAGTAAATGAGGTGGACATGGCTGCACCTCACGTTGGCCATACTTTCATGGTACCTGGCCATACCCGAGTGGATGGGAGTGGGAGTGGAAGTGATACAGTGTATGATCCAAAACTATACCAAGAACCCATATTTCCCCTATTCCCTGCTGCTGTGTGGAATCCCAATCCATTAACATATGACTGTCAGATCTGGACCAAGATACCTGATACTGAGTGCCGGTTCTTTGCGCAGTATCCCCTACTGGGTGGCTGGGGCATGGATGCTCCACCGCCTATGGTGTTTCTGAAGATGAGATCTCAGCCGGGACCTCCACCTGGGGGTGCTCATACAGTGCCTAACTCAAATCTAAACCAGTATGCAATTTTTCACCTCCATTATACTATCGAGTGGGAGGTGAAACGCCGCCGGCGCAGTAGACGCCATAACCCCGAGAAACCCGCGCCGTTTCCCACGACAGACTCCGGCCGTATGCCATTTATGCTTGCTAATGATGACCGGGACCCCAATGTACCTGTGTACGAGGTTCCTTCTGATCAGTGGGTTGCCCAGAATTTCTCCCGCAAATTGTAATGCTAACGCTCAATAAAGATTCATTGCTGATGCAACAAAGATGTCTGACACTGATTCTTATAGGCGAGGTAGGTGTGGTCTACAAGGCCAGCTCATCTTCCGGCCACGCCATCTTCCGGCGGAAGCGGAACTACGCAACCGGAACCGGAATTGTGTCACCGGAACTGACATCACAACCGGAACCGGAAACACGTCACCGGAAGTAGAATGACGTCATCATCACTAAAATAGATTAGGGCTAGGGTTGGGGTTAA